AAGAATGAAGCAGAAATAAATGAATTATGTTGTCCTCAATGTAAAAATGTAATTCATTATTATATGAGAGAAGCAGGTGAAAAAGAAGTATTAGCATACATGATAAGAAATAAAATTGAATATATTTAAGTATAAACTAAAAATATATAAAAAATACGTTGACATGTTAAATAGATGGGAATATAATGAGAATATAGTAATTAAGGAGGTGATTATAATAATGAAAAAAGAAGCAAAGTATCAAATTGAAATAACGCTTGATGAATTAATGCATAAAGAGAATAATATAAAAATATTTAAAGAACCACATCAAATTGGTATAGCACTGAGTAAATTAATGACAAAAATTTTAAAATAATTAAGGAGGTAAATCATATGGAAGAGCTATTGCATTATGTGAGTATATTAAGAAATATAATAACTAATCATTATGAAAAAGAAATGGTATTTTATAATGACGGAGAATGGTATTCAAGGGAACACAGTAGAAATATATCTCTTAAAGAATTAGAAGATTGGATCATGCAAATTACTTATAAGGATAGTGTAGATTAAACTAAAAGGGAGGTAGTTAGTATGTTTAATTACTCAGTTGAAGAAATAAATAAAATGAAAAAATATGTTATAAATTCTTTAGTGTCTAACTATCGCTATGAAAATAGAGATGCAATAAAAATAGTTAATGATTCAGTTTTTAATCAACTTATTTTAGAGGATACAGAATATGTTTTTCACTATAGTGTTAATTATTGGGCAAAGGAAGTTTTAAAAGGAGAGAATTTATACAAATTAGAATATAGTAGCTAAGGAGGTGATTAAAAATGGTTGAGTCAAGAGGTAGACCGTTGTAAATATGATTTAAATTATAAAATGATACAAAATAATATATTAAATAATTAAGTGGAGACTAACTCAGAAGGAGAGAAAATAATAATGGAAAATCAAGAAATAAATAAAGAACAAGATCAAGGATATATATTCAATTTAGCTATTAAGAATTTTATATTAAATAAATTATCAACTATACATACAGATGAAAATTTGAGAAAAGGCTATGATGTAAAACATAAAACTTTAAATTTAGAATATGACAACAGATCTGATTTATTCGGTGTGCTAGAAGATATTCAAATGAGAATTAAGGAAGGTATAGATATTCATAATATAATAGCAATAGATGTTGGTCTAAATGATGATAAATCAAAAGTGGTAGAAGTTAATTTTACAATTAGAGGAGATGTTATAAAAACTGACGAGACAATAAATGATAATATAAATGAAGCTATAGAAAAGTTTGATGGTATGGCTACGACAATCACATTCAAAGAACTAGGAAATTCAGGATTAGATTATAATTATAAAGTATTAAGCGCTATAGAAGACCGATTAAGGAGAATATACGGCTATGAAAAATATACTAAGGAAGATTCTGATGCAGAATTTATAGTTCAGTATATGATTAAATTATCAGATTTTAGAGAATATTTACCATCTCATATATTTTATAATATTATAAAAGTTATAGAAAAAGAGGTCAATTTTAAGAATGTAAAAAATATACTATGTACTGGTAAAATAAATAACTGTACTGAAAGATATGAGATTGAGTTTAATGTTGTACATAATGAAGGAATTAAAACGAAGAAAACATTAAAAGAAATTGGATGTAAAAGATGTTTACAGAATAAAGCAGAGACTGATTTTTACATAAAACCTAATGGAGAACGAGCAAATATATGTAAAGAATGTTTAAAAGAATATAATTTTGATAATAAAGTTGTTATTAAAGTAGTATTAGAAAGAATGGGCGTTCTTTTTATAGAAACTTTATATGAAAAAAGTAAGAGTTTTGGAGAATATTTTAAATATATTAATATGCCACAATACAGAGGTAAAGTAATTGGAAATGGTATTACAGAAGAAAAGACTATAATGATTCAAAAGGTTTCAAAATACTCTATAAAAAATAGTAGATTGAATTACAAGGTATATTTAGATGGGTATAATAATGAGTTGTTAGAGTCTTTAAAAGAGAGCAGATCAATATATACTTCTTCTAATAATGTATTTGTTTTAAATTTTAATCCTAAAACTCAAATGATAGTACAAAAAATCCCTAGAGATATGATACAATATATGCAATCTTTTACGGATGCTACTATGTATGGACTAGAAGAATATTGTAATAAAAGACTAGTAGACTGCTTAAAGACAGATGAACTTGTACTAACCACTTTTGCAGATGTAGAAATCATCAATAAAATAATATAAAAGGGAGATAATAGAAAATGAAATTAAGAAAATTTGGAATGAAAATAAGAAATAGGTCAGAGGAAGAACTAAATAAATACATAGATTTTGATAGAAAAATGGAGAGTAGATTGATAAATCAACAGAATACACAAGGTGGACGTGAAAATTGGTATTCAATTAAATTATCTGCATGTGATATTAGATTCGAATTAACTAAAGAAAGATTTATTACTACATTCGATCTAAGTGATAGGGAATCAGAAAAGATACTTTATGATACAAGAATAGAATTTTCTGATATAAAAAATCATAGTAACAGTATTACACTAACAACGAAAGGCATTGAAGGACTAAGACATATGGAAAAGATTGCTCATGATATAGGAGTTCAGATATATGATTTTATTGAAGATCAAGTTGAATTAAATGAGATGGAGAGGAAATATACTATAAATTAGATAAAATAATATAAATGTAGCTATTTAATTCCTACTATAAATAGAATTGAATATTAAAATATAAGGGTGACGAGCCGAACGTCGAAGGAGTAATTGATAATGATGAATAATAAAAGGGTATTAACAAATTTAGAGAATCAAATGACTGAGATTTTAAAATGTATGAATCTTATTTCAAGTAAGGCTTTAGATAATAATAAGTCTCAAATAACAACTCTGATTGAGGAGTATGATAAATTAAATAATCAAGATATCCCTAAGACTTCAACGGAAATAACAGAGTACATTAGTAAAATAAAAAATGTTAAATCTAAATTAGTAAATATATTAGAAGCAAAAAATATACAAATAAATACAGATATAAGTGTTCCTCAGACTAAGCTTCAAAAAATTATGGCAGAGATTGATTTTCAAGTTAGCATGGGAGAAGAAAATTTAGCTAATTTAGTAGGTGAAGGATTCACAGATATTCTAAAAACATTAGATGAAACTGGTTCAACTAAGGGGAATAGTATTAAAGAGTATTATTTCAGTCCTTATAAAGATTATGTATGCATTCTCAAAGAAGTTCTAAATACATATGCTAAAATTGATAGTGATATGAGAAATAAAAGAGTATACATCGACAGTATAAAGGAATTAATAGATGATGAACTAGAAGTAATAATGGAATTAAGTAACATGACTGTTAGCACTAATGTAAAGCAATATAAATGTCTTAGCTTTTGCAGTACTGCTTTGTTAAGTATAATGCAACAGATAGGCTATGAGTACAAAGCATTAGTATGTAAAAACTGTAATAAATGTAGTAGTTTTCTTACTGGAGAAGTAGATAATAATGGGCATTATTGTGAAGAATATCATAAGGAATTAGTGACAAAAGATTATAAAGTAACCAAATTAGAAGAATGTATTAAATAATATAATGATTTAGTGGCTTATAGAGTAGTTTCCACAATAAATAGAACTACTATTCCATTTAAAACATAATAACTATAATAATATAAAAAGTAGTAAAATAAATAAACAGAGGAACTTATAAGTACATAAAATGTAGCTACAACCTCCGACGGGAGAATAATAATGGAAAATGGAATATTTTTAGAGAAATTACCAAGATGGGAAAAAGGAAAATATGAAGGCAAAATTTATTGGGATGACAGCATTGGATACAAAGTCAAATTTATATATAATGGTATTGAAGGAGAAGTAAAAATAGCTAACTGCGTTGGTAAATATTTATATATAAACTATAAAGATAAGCAGAACATTAAAATAACTATAGCAGGCTTTAAAAAATGTCAACTAGGTATTATACTTGGTGCATATACAAAAGATTTTAAAGCTGAAATTAACCAACCCTTTGAAGACAATAAAAGGAATTTGATTATTACTAACAGAGAATATAGAGAATTTTATGATATAAATAATAAAAAGAATAATCAAAAATGGTATAAATATAAATGCAATAAATGTAGCTATGATGAAGGGTGGATTTTAGAAAGCAATTTACTAAAAGGGAAAGGTTGTTCATGTTGTTATCCGACTCCAAGAAAAGCTAAATTGGGAATTAATACAATTTGGGATACAACCCCTTGGATGATACCTTTTGTTGGTGAAGAAATAGCTAAAACTTATACAAAAGGAAGTGGCAAAAGAATTGTACCTATTTGTCCTGATTGTGGAAGAATTAAGAATAAGGATATAAAAATAAGCAATATATATATGAACCATTCGATAGGATGTCCTTGTTCTGACAATCAATCATACCCTGAGAAGTTAATGTTTAACGTATTGGAACAATTAGGTATAGATTTCAAGTATCAATACTCACCAGAATGGATGCGTCCTAAAAAATTTGACTTTTATTTCAAGAAAGATAACAATGAATATATAGTTGAAGTTGATGGAGGTTTCCATGATGGAGATAATCCCATGAGTGGTCAGACTAAAGAAGAAAGTAAAAAGAATGATAATCAAAGAGATATTAAAGCAAGGAAGCACGGAATAGAACCTATAAGAATAGAATGTAATAAATCAGAATTGGAATATATAAAGAATAAAATAATACATAGTTTGCTTGATAAGTTATTTGATTTAAATATAGTTAAGTGGAATAAAGCTGAAGAATTTGCATTATCTAATTTAGTAAAAGTTGCTTGTGATTACAAGAAATTAACTCCAAATATGACAACTAAAGAAATAGGTAAATATATGAAACTTCATCAAACTACTATAGTAGACTATCTTAAAAAAGGAAGTTTGCTTGAATGGTGTGAATATAATGTTAATAAAGAATTAGCAAAAAATTCAGCAAAAGCTATACTTAAAACATCAAAAGTAATTTGTATATTTAAAGATGGAATACAATTAGGTCTCCCATTTATAAGTTGTTCAGAGTTATCAAGACAAAGTGGTAAATTATTTGGAGTGAATCTATTAGTAGGTGGCATATCAAGAGTTTGTTCGAATGATAGACCACAATATAAAGGATATACATTTAAATACATAGAAGAAGCAATTTAAGTAGTACATAATAAATAATATAAAAAGTAGTTAAATACAATATTTGATTCACTTTTTTAACTAAAGATAAAAAGATACAAAATAAACATTGTAATCTACAAAAATTGTGATATAATAATATTAGACACAAATAAAGGAGAGATTAATTATGAAAATATTAGAATTGCCAGTGCGATTTCAGAATGGAGATTTAATCTATACAACTAAGAAAATAAAAGTAGAAACAGTATGTCCAATTTGCGAGGGTAAACAAACTATTACATATAAGAATAAAAATATGAGATGTCTTGAATGTATGGGAAAAGGAAAAACTACATCAAGTAACTTTACCAATATAGTTTGTGATGACCCATATATTATTTCTAACACTAAAATTAATGTGAATAGTAATGGAGGAATTTCAATAAAATATAAAGGTAAATGTGGTTCAAGTTTTTATGATAGGGCTGAAAATAATCTATTTGTCACAAAAGAAGAAGCAAAATTAAGGTGTAAAGAATTAAATAAAGTAAGAGAATATATTAATATAAAGAATATAATAATTCAAGATAGATTTAAAGAAACACATCCTTCAATGGACAAAATTCAAGTTAAGTTTCTTTATTATAAAATAAATAATAAGTTCGACAAAGATATTGTAGTTAATAAAGATCATGTATTAAAAGACGGATACATAAACTATTTGATATGCAAATTATTAAATATTGAAACGATTAAAGTTGTGGTTGAATAATAATGTAAAAAGGAGTGTTAAAAATGGATAGAAAACATAATATAAATGAGATTAATCTTAAAATTGTAAATGTTGATTTTTGGGGTGAGCACAGAGGAAATAAAGGTGGAATGAGAATATTTTATAATTCTGATTATGGATGGGGCGATATTGAAATTTTTAAAAGTTCGGGAAATAATGAACATGATTCCAAAAGTCCTAGAGAGGAATTTATTTTAAATGCTGATTCAGATGGAATGGATACACAGGAAGATAAAGATTTTACAAGAAAACTATTAAGTTTATTAGCTGATTATTTAAAGATTGAAGATTAATTTATAATAGAGATAAAGAAAGAAGTTGATTAAAATGTTAATTAGAGTTGATAAAGTTCCTAAAGTTTGTTGTGGGTGTGAATATATTGGTGAGTTAGGGGATAGATTTTATCATGCTAGTGGTTGTACTTTATTAAGGATAAAATTACCTATTGACATAAGAATGACTACGCGATTAGGTAATTGTCCATTAAGAAAGAAAAAAGTAATGAAATAAAGGTTTGGCAATTATATGCTGAATCTTTTTTGAGTTTATTTATAATGAGTTCATTTTATTGATTAATTATTCCAATATTCATAATTTATGTGGTTGTGAGATTGACCGAGAAGCATATTATTGATATTCAGCTTGTGATTGTATGTATGGAAATTAGATAGGCTTATAATTGAGTATGTAGCGATTTATAAAAATGGGATTAAATAAAGTGCATAGAATTTAATCTACACACTTTAAATTTTATTTAGGATCTTTCCTGTATTTTATATCCATATAGCAATTTAAATAAGGTTTCGCCAACTTTGTACAGTCATCGTGCTTTTTACATTTAAATTCAAAAAGTTCATATATACATATATTTTCATCAAGTTCATTAAGTGCTTCAAAGATTTTTTCTAAAGTATTTAAGGATGGTGAGCGTTTTCCCATTTCTATATAACTTATTCCCATCTGTGAGATTTTTGAAAACTTTGCAATTAAATCTTGACTAATTTTTCTCTGCATTCGTAATTCTTTTATTCTGCTTACAAACATCCTTCTACTCCTTTATCATACGTATATTTTGATTTTAATGTACGGGTTAATTCTACTAATATTTATAATTGCAAACAAGTGTAATATATTCCAATTTATGACCATTATTTCACTAAAAATTGAAAAATATAGGGAAAATAAAACAATTGTGTTGAAACTTAAGACTATCTTAGTGTTATAATTAAAATATGAAACTAAATGCTTTGTTATAACGTTTATCAGATAGTGTAAAGAAATATAATACATAAATAAATTATAATGCTTGCAATTTTAGGTAATTTAATGTATTATAAATATACGAACACTTGTTCTAATATGTAATGATAAAATATTAACGATTAATAAATTATCGAAGGAGGATAAATGTAATAACCAATAAATTATATATTAAATTATAAAACTACATCGCGTGGTTATTTTTACGTACTCAAAATTCGTACACTAAGATTAAAAAATCATAATAAACTATTGAGGAGGAAATGTAAAATGCACAAGAAAATATTTATATCAGTAGAGGGAATATTAGGATTGGAGAAAATGAATGATGGTGATATTCTTGCAAGTAGTTACGATTTGCTAGAAAGTTTGTGCATGGGTGAAGAAGAAATTCACGGAATATTGAGCTTGTCGGATGGAGTTTTCATGTTCTATAGTAATTTTGGTGACGAGGAAGCTATAAATTGTGTTGGGGAACTATGCGAATATATAAAAATAGGAGAAGTAGAAGAAGCTATTCCAATAAAGATAGATACTAAACACAGAACAACAATGAATAAAAATCTATTAGTTGCATCATTAATTATCTGTGGCATATTCTCATATATTTTATAAGATGATTGTGAAGGGTCTAGCATAGAAAACTAGATCCTTCATAATAATAATTAGATTGAGAATTACATGTTGTTAAAATAAATAGAATATATTTCTAAAATAGGTATTGTGTTTTATATTATTCTGTTATATAATAAGGTTATTGGAATTAGCAAAATTAAGAAGTTGTAACAATAAGGAATTATTCGCATACAACATCAAAATTTAAAGTTTCTATTAAACATAAAATAATACAAAATAAAGATTGACAAAGTTACAAAGAAAGATTATACTAAGAATATAAAGTAAGAACAAATTAAGGAAACATGAACAAATAATGCTAAGTAGCATAATGTCATTCTAAAAACCAAATATGGAATACGAGGTGATGAATATGACAGATGGAAATACCTCCTGAGAATTTATATATTATATACTAAAAGTTATTGTGACAGAATGATATAATATAATATATAAATAGGGGGAATTATTAAATGGATAACGTAATAGGAATGAATGGAGAAACTAAGGTAAATGAGGTAAAGTGTAATGGGTTAGAAATGGGATTAGGATTGAATAAAGGTAAAACACTATATGAGGAATTTATGGGAGATATAAAAAAATCAATCGAAGTTGTAACATCTTGCTTATGGGACAGCAAAAATGATAGAATGCTCAAGGCGATTACAAAGGGCAGTAACGATATAGTATGGGTTTATAATTATAGTAGAATTGATGGAGAAAAAGATATAGTAATAACAAGTTGTATATTTGATATGGATATGGCAAAAAGTTTATTTAATGTAGCCTAACAAAATAAAATGATATAAAGTTTTAAGATTTGACTAGATGCTTTGCACTAGGGATTTAAAAGAATTAAAAATGGGTAGCTTTGCAACCTAATATGAGAGGGAGTTTTAATAATGATAAAAACTGGATTTAGGAGATTTGATATTTGGTTATGTTCGATGGAGGGAGATGTAATACCTCATTATTGTGTTATAATATCTAATTACAAAAACAATATAAAATCTTCGAGTGTAAATTTAGTAATGATTTCTAGCCAACTTAAAAAACTTCCTTCTCATGTTGACATTATAGGATTCGGACTAACTAAGCCCTCGCAGATAAAATGTGAAAAGCTGATCACAAAAGAGAAAAAATTATTAATTAGAAAGGTAGGAAATATTAACGATCTTGGGTTGCAGATTAAGATCGAGGAAGCAATACAGAATCAGCTCCAAATTGACGTAGAGTACAATAGTTTTAACGCATTAGACTTAGAAAATTTATTTGTAAGTAATAACAATACAGTAAAAAATGACAAAGTTAGACTTGAAAAACTAAAGAGCGAATTGTTTGTATGTTATAAGAATGAACGATACGAAGACTCAATTATATTAGCAAAAAATTTAATTGATGTAGCTACTGAACTAAAATTTTCAGATAAAAATTTTTTATGGTATGGCTATTATATGATATCGAGATGTAGTTTAAACTTAAATAATGTAGCAGAAAGTCTTGAAAATGCTGAAAAATGCCTCACATTCATAAGCAAACCTTCTAGTTATTCACATAATTATGGAATTTCATTGTGGTTAGTAGGGAATATCAGGGAAGAGATGAAAGATAATGATAGATGTTTGAAAATTTATAGCACCTTAGTGAAATATTATAAGAATGCAGATGAAACAATTATGAGGATTGCTAATCTTTATTCTATCGCATACGTAAAACGCAATAGGAAAGCGATTATAAACATATATAATATTTTAGAAAAAGTTATACCTACAAATAGAAGTATCTATAACAGTGAAGATTACAAAAGAAGTCTACTTCAAGAAATAACAGAGGGATTAAATACTTTCTAGTATTTATTAAATGGCAATGAGATATCTGCCTAAAAACAGATATTTTAAATATATATACAAAAGGAAGTTGATTTTTATGAAAAGAGCATCAAAGATTTTAGGACTAGTATTAGTAGGGGTATTAACAGCATTATTACTTACTGCCACCTCGCCCAAAAGTGTTATGGCAGGAGCTAGAAGCCCAGGAGGTAGCATAATATTAATGAATTCATTAAAATAGCTTAACCGAACATACTAACTCAGGATAAAATAAGAATTGATGTAATAAACATAAGATGAAAAAGTAGACTTGAATATTATTGGTTCAAGCTACTTTAAAATAATAAAAAATAAGGAGAGAGATTATTATGATAAATGAGAAAATAAAACTTAGAAGGAGTATTATCAATATTGAGGAAAGTATTCACAGACGAATTACCAAGAAGAGGGAAATTAATAAATTGGAAGGAAAGTATATCATATATAATTAAGTTTATATATGATAACATTAAGGGTGAGGTTGAAATATGTGGTTATGATGGAAAGTATTTATCAATAAAGTATTTAGATAATAAACCTTTTGAGATAAAAACAGATAATTTTATGTATTGCAAGATAGGTAAATTATTGGGAAAACACACAATAGAATTTAAAATTAATATAGGAGAAAAATTTAAAGATAATAAACGAGATATAATTATAATAGATAAAGAATATAGATATAGGAATAAAAAGAATAGTTACACAGAAAAAGATAAATGGTATAAATATAAATGTAATATTTGTGGTTATGATGAGGGATGGTTGAGTGAAAGTAATATATTAACTAAAAAGCGTGGATGTGGATGTTGTCATAGTAATCGCAAAGCAATATTAGGTTTTAATACAATTTGGGATACAGATAGATGGATGGTAGACTTAGGGGTGAGTGAAAATGATGCTAAAACATATAGTAGATGTAGTAATGTAAAAATATATCCTATATGCCCTGATTGCAAAGAGTTGAAGGGAAAAGGCATAACTCTATGTAATATCTATGGTCATCAATCAATTAGTTGTTCATGTGGGGATGGGATAAGTTATCCAGAAAAGATAATGCATAGCGTTTTGAAGCAATTAAACATTTCATTTAATCATGGGATTGGGTTTAAATGGTTAAAAAATAAATTATATGATTTTTACATAGCAGATAAATCTATAATTATAGAAATAAATGGACTTCAACATTATGAAAAGAGTGGATTTAGTAGAACTTTAGAAGAGGAACAAGTAAATGATAAACTAAAAGAAGAGTATGCTATTGAAAACAAAATTAAAAAAGAGAATTATATAAAAATTGATTGTAGGAAAAGTAATTTAGAATTTATTAAGAAAAATATATTAGAATCAAATTTAAATACTCTATATGATTTAAGTAATATTGATTGGATAAAATGTCATAAGTTTGCATTATCTAATTTAATAAAAGAAGCTTGTAATTATAAAAAAGAAAATGTAAATTTAACAACAATAGAAATAGGTAAAATAATGAATTTAAGTAAAGGGACAATAAGTAGATATCTAAAACAAGGGAATGAGTTAGGATGGTGTTGTTATAATGTAGAAGAGGAATCAAGAAAAGGTCGAAGTAAATCAGGTAAAATGAATAAGAAGTTAGTAGAAATGTTTAAAGATGGTATATCATTAGGAATATTTGAAAGTAGGGAGGAAATAGAAAAATGTTCTCTTGAAAAATTGGGGGTTAGATTATTGCGACAAGATATATCAAATGTATGTATAGGCAGAAAATTAAGTTATAAAGGTTATACATTTAAATATATATAAAAATAATACATAAGCACTAAATTATCTATTGCATTTAATTATCAACAGATATATACTTATCTTAATACATAAAATGATACAAAACAACTAAAGATAAACTAAAGATAAACAAGGGATCATTAGGATGTACCTAAGTCCCTTTAATTTTAAATAATATAAAATACATATAATAGGAGAATTGAAATGTGCAATCAAAATTTATCTTGGATAGACCGTAAATTAATGGATAACTTTAAAAATAACAATAAGAAAGTTTGTATATACTGTGGCAAGAAACTAGAAGGGATAGATTGTACAGTTGACCACCTAACCCCGATTTCGAGATTAGGTCGCACCTCTATAGAGAATTTAGGTCTTAGTTGTAAACACTGCAATGAAGAAAAATCAGATATGACTTCCGAAGAATATGGTCAATATCTTAAATTAAAAGAGATTACTTTAAACAATAATAAAGTATTAAATGAAATAAATACACTTGTACAAACGTATAGGAATATGATTGACAACTATACAACAAATAACTTAGAACTCAGTAAACTGATCCAAGAAAAAATAGAATTAGAAATAATCATAAGAGATGAAATACATAATGCAAGTCAAGGTTATTTTCTGTATAAGGAAACTAAAGATCTATTAATTAAACAACAAGAAAGATTAGATATTCAAAAATCAAGCAGAAGAAGTTATGATTTCTCTAAGAATAACATTAAAGCAGTAATAGAAGAAAAGATTAGTATGGAAAGAATTTTAATGAACGCTATTAGAAATAAATATAGTATAGGAAGAATTAGTTCGTTAGGAATAGAGAAAATTGAATTTAAATTCTAACAGATAATATAAAGATATAAAATAATAACAATAAAAGGAGGATATATAAATGCAGAAATATTATTGTAAAGAATGTAAGTATGATTACTCTGACCCATCTGAAGATAAGAAATGTTCTGTATGTGGGGATACTGTAAAAATGATGAATGCCTTACAAACAAATAGAGATAAAATACAACTAGAAAGGGAAATTAGAGAAAGTTTTAATAAGGAGATGTAATTTAAATGATAGCAGTTATATGTTTAGTAATATATGTTATTAATTTTGCCATAGGTTTATTAATTACAGCAAATTTTATAGACTCATCAAAAATAAATGACCCCAAGACTAACAGAATATTAGCAATAGGAATCCCTTATTGGTTTGTTAAACTTATTATATATATAATAAAATATAAATCTAATAAAAAGAGAAAAGCAGAAAATTTATTCAAAGAAAAGAATGATGATTTAATAAACTCAATTATTAGAAAATGCCATATAGGAATTAGCATACATGATATAAATGATAAAATTAATGAGTTAAAAGAATCAGCCAGTACAGACCTATATGCTAGAGTAGTTAATGCGAATAAAGATATGATGGATATATTAATTAAATGTTCTGACGGAGAAGGAGAGATAGATAATATTAATTTTGGTGAAATCATAAAAGAAAGCATAATCGAATGTAATGAAGTAGTTTGCGTTGCTTGGAATGAAAATAAGAATAGACTTAATGAAGAAATGAAAATCAATTATAAAAATAGAAAAGATGATCTTAACAAAGATTTAGAGAACATGAAGAATAAGAATAAAGATTTTAAAAATATGTGGGTAAAATAATATGGAAAGAATATTAAAAAAGAAGATTATTAAAACTAGATGGGAATATGGGTTAAATCCAGAATCGTTTTATAATGATGATGGATACAAAGAATATCTGTGGGACAGTCCTCACTATTCAAGAAATTTTATTGATACTGATGATTATTGGTTTAAATCTTATTGGGATTTTGTTAGAACACCACATATAAGGGCTGGAGAGTATGATGCTCCTTCAGATACATATGAATTAGCAATAGAATACTATAATGATAAAGGAAAGATTATTAGGAGTTTAAATACAAGGAAGTATAATTAAAGGAGGATTGAAAATAAGAAACATTTAAAAACTTTAGCAGAATCACAAATCATGTGGGATAAATGGATTACAGATGAATATATAGAAGATTTTAAAAAATTAAACATAGATACTAAAAAGTTTATAGACAAGTTAGAAAATGATATTTATAAAGCTTGTGGAGTTTCTGAAGAATTATTACATAATGAACATACGAATACTAATAATATAAATGCTAAATTTGAATTAAAAGAGTTTGAGAAAGCTATGAAAACAATTAAGGAATTACCACCAATTGCAATCAAGTTAGAAGTATACCCTCAAGGATTAAATGCTCTTAAGAACACTATGACGGACAACGAGAAGCTTGATAAAGAATTAGACAGTATGGATTTATGTAGTGACGTTAGTGGTTATAAATATCAATACAAGGGTATAAATATTATTGTCGTATATGATAATGAAAATTTTAAATGTAATCAAGGCAGGTTTATATTTAACGATGGAAGCACTAAAATAATTGATCTTATATGACGAGAGATAAAATACTAAACCCCATAATAATTCCCCTTATAAAAATTAAATATAAAATAATACAAAAAAGATGCGATTACCTATTGCGTCCTATTTGTATTTGTGTTATTATATAAATATAGTAATTAAACATTATAACCTAACAAGAAATACGGCAATAATATAAAATATAGTTACATAAAAGTGTAACAACGTAGAACGATATGAATATAATAATACAAGTTCGGTTATAATAAAAATATGATACTAAAATAATATAATAAGGGGAAATTAAAAATGACAAATATAAATAATACATTGAACAATAATATAAGAGGTAATAATACAAACACAAATAAACATGAGAAAGATACTAGGAACATAAAAAGAAATCAAATATATTGGGGTGATCTTCCATGTATAGAAGGAAGCAGTATTCAGCACGGGTTACACCCAGTTTTAATTTTACAAAACGACGTTGGAAATAAATATAGCTCAAATGTTCATGTATGTGGGATTACTAGTCAAGTTAGAAAAAGTACATTGCCAACACAAGTATCAGTGAAAAGGGATAATATAAATAATCTTGACAGAGATAGTGTGGTTCAAACAGAATCGACTACAGATATCCCTAAGTTTTTATTAGGTGATTATATTGGAGAATTTACAGAGGATATAATAAAGAAGATAAATATTGCTTTAGCCATTCAACTTGGATTAAAAGAAATGATTACACAAAGACCAATAATTAGACTCGAAACTATTGATATGAAAGTTGTAGAAAATAAAATATTCTTTATTAGGAAAACAAAAGAAATGTATAACGCGTGTAAACAAAGTGATTTACTTAGAATGTATAAGTTATCTTTAGAAGAGCTTAAAAATTATACACACAAATGTGGAAAGGATATAAGCCTTTACTACGATGATACTAATGATATAATAGATACAGATACAAGAATAGCAAGAGCAGTATAATAGAAATAACATAAGATTTATAGGGAGTGGTGATTATACAAATGGAAGAGAAACTTAGTGACAGAATATGCAGAGAAGCATTTACAGAATATTATACGAACGAAAATTACATTGAATCAATAAAAATTAGTAAGAGAATATTTAGATTATTAATGAAAAATGATAATAAAAATTCTAACGATAATTATTATATTTGGATGATATTAATGGTAATTATTAAAAGTTACGATAATACAAATCAGATTGAGTTAGCTAAACATTGGATTCTACTAAGTCTGAGAATCTCAAATCAAGAATGGATGAACAACGATAGTTTATATTATTTAGTTAAATATCATACTAAAACAAACAACAGAACTAAAACGACATTTTATTTCAGAAAGTGTGTAGAAAGTTGTAATAAGATCAATGATTTCTCAAACATCATTAAGTTAATTGAGTATAAGTTTGAGGAATCTCCTAAAAATTGAGTAATTGTTATATAATTTGAGAAATGCTGATTGATATTAATTTAACCGAACGTATGTTTAATAAAATAATATAGGGAAAGTTTACTAAATTGTGTTAAATTATAGAATAAAGATTGCTATTTGAATGAATTTATATTATAATAGTATTATAGGAAATTGAGTTGGAAATTTGTATATTATTATAAGAACGAGAATATAATAATTAAGAAATACATATATTTTGATTATTTTGTTACCTAGTTTAGATTAATTAGATGACTGATAACAAAATAATAATAAAATTAAAATTTGAGAGGATGATAAATGATGAGCGAGAATAATGAAAATGAAGTAAATGAAACAATAAAAGACGTAAAACCGATAGAGGATTTAATGCAGAATTTATTCATAGTAATGTCTAAGAAAAATACGGATAAGAAAATTAGAGATTATATGCAAGACGTATATGCTGATAAGAGAATGATTGAACGAAAAGTTGATAAAATTTTAAAAGGACAAATAATGTTTAATACTTTAAATGAAAGTGAATTAGGGATCTGGTGTGTTTATTTATATGATTTTGTATCAAAACAATTTTTAACAACGAAGTTTGAATCGAGTGATGCTAAATTAAAAGAAAATCAATTGGTTGAATCAATTAACCCAATACTTTATTATTCTGAATATAAAATAGAGAAGATAAGACAATACTATGATATAGATGCTAAAGAAACAAAAACAGATAAAATGATATTTAGAAATGTAGTAAAAGTTAAAGATCAATATATGTGTCCATTTTCATCAAATTATGATATAGATTTATTTATGTCAAATGGATTCTTAGGATATGATACCGCAATGCAAAGAGATCCTGATATAGTAAATTATAAAGGAATGCTTTTAAAACAACCTAATATTAATTGGAACTCAGTAAAAGAAATCTCAGAAATAATCTACGATGATTCCTTTACAAGCAACCTTCTCACCCTAAATATACTCAAAACAAGTAAATTTAATCAAGAAGGAGTAGAATACAACGAGAAAGAAAAAACATTAACTATATCAAAAACTATATTCATTATTGATGGATTCCACAGAATTTTAGCAACTACGGATGCGGTAACTAAGGCAAATGAAAATGGGAAAAAATTAGAATATGGCTTCATGATTTCTATAACAAATTTTACGGTGCGACAAGCGCAGGACTACATTAGTAGAGAACAGAAAAGTAACCCTATATCAGCAGATTTTACAAAAACTTTAGAGAAGAATGATTGTAATATATTTATTGATGCAATTAACGAAACTGGAGAAATGAAAGACAAAGTAGCAAATATGATTGATGAAGTTGGAGATAATACTAAATATACTACATTTGGAATTTTAAATAGTGCTTTAAAAATAGCTGATTTAGATTTTAGTATATCTGCTAGGAACGACGATTATTTAGAAACTTTCTCAACTGTCTTCGACGTTATAATAGGAGAATATTTAAAGAAATATAATTATATTGATTTGGATAGTTTAAATAAAAATGAGATTGCATTATTACCTAACGTTTTCGTTGGTTACGTTGCTCTTAGTAAAGAGTTAATAGGTAGAGAAAAAGAAGATGTGAAACAAATTATTAAAGATATGATAAAAAGCGGTGAATTAAACTTATCAAGAGATAGTGAAGATTGGACTGAAATGGAAATGTATAAAAAAAATCCTAAGAGTGTGAAAGTTATTTATAATTACTTTCAAAAATTAATACAAACGCATGAAATTGAAAAAGGAGATGAATAAAAATGAGTATTATAGAAAAAAAGCCAATGAACGTCAGTGAAAAATTATTAAAAAAATTATATAACAGAAAAACAAAAGAGAAATTTTTACAAGAATATTTAGAAGAGGATGAAACCCGTACAGGATATTGCATCTTTCTCATAAATGGGTCACGATGGGAACGTAAAATAGGAAAAGATATGTCAAAATTTTCCAGAGAAGATGTGCTTGACTGTTGCTCGGATAACTTTACTGACAGCTATAGTAGTTTGAGGGCATTTTATACAATCTGCTCACTTTATAGTGGGTGGTCTATAGCGAAAGGAAATAACGACAGCATGGTCAATGGATGGAAATTGGTAAAGTTTAATCAACATATCATGCCAATGTTAAATGCACTTCACCTTCCTACTAAATATCTAAGTGAAGAACAAGTATGGGCTATGGAAGACGTATCAATAAACTATCAAGACTTTGTAATAATAATTTTAGCCTATTACTTGGTAAAAGGTGTGGGAGCTAACGAGATTCAAACACTTACTATGGATAATGTAAATGGAATTAATAATACTATTAGAGTGACTGATGTAGATGGTTCTGTAAGAGAAGTTGAACTACCTAAAAGAGTTATTCAAATTATAGAAAAATCTTGGGGACAAGATGTGTATAATAGACGTGGGAAAGCAGGATTTGGAGACCGTACAACTTCTCCATTGAAAGAATCAGATTATGTTTGTCGTCCGACAACTACTAGTAGCGATGACTTTTTGTCAAAACAATCCATTGCCAGCAGAGCTAAGAAGCTTTTGTTTGATGCAGGACATCCGAATTTAAGTCTTAACGACGTATTCCAAAGCCGAAAACTAAATATGCTAAAAGAAATAGAAATGACAAATGGTAAATTAGAAATTGAAGATTTCAAGAAAGTACAATTTGAAGCAAACGAAAGTACAGACAATTATTCAAACCTCATGATCCAATACAATTTGGTAAATCCTAAAGCAGAGTAAAATCTGTTTTAGTTTACATATAAAACGATAATAATACAAAATATTATTCAATAAAATGGGGGTATTAATATGTTATTAATTAAAAAATATATAAAATTTAAAAAGAGAAGGAGAATTATTAGTTATGAGAAAAGTATTCACAGCCGAGCTACCAATAAGAAGAATCACAGAAAAGAATCCTGAAGGAAGTATAGATTGGGAGAAATCATTTAAACGTGAAATATTATATGAGTATGATGATACAAAAGGAAGCTTACAGATTGTTAGCTTTGATAAGAAAACACGAATGTTAGGGGTTGAGTATTTAGATAGAAAGCCTTTTATGATAGCTGTTGGTCATTTTATTGAAGGGAGAATAGGCAGATTAATAGGAGTAACAACTAATGAATTTGTGTTCAATATAGGTGAAACATTTATTGATAGAAAGCGTAATTTTACAATTATAGGAACGTTTCGTAAAAAGAATAAAAAAGGATCTTCTCAAAAGTGGTATAAATATAAATGCAGTAAATGTGGTTATGAAGGAGATATAGAAGAACATCAATTAAAATCGGGAATAGGATGTTCAGTGTGTGTCAATCAAAGATGTGTTTATGGAATTAATTCCATTATGGATAAAAATCCTTGGATGGAAGATTATTTTGTTGATAAGGAATTATGTAAAAAGTACACAAGTGGTAGTAATATTAAAATTGAAGCAATATGTCCTGTGTGTGGGAAAGCTGGTAAAAAATTAATTACTATATCAAGCATATATAAAAGACATTCAATGGGGTGCACGTGGTGTTCTGATGGAGTTTCTTATCCTGAGAAATTTTTTGCAAGTGTTTTAACTCAATTAAAATTAGATTATATACCACAATTGAGTCAAGGTGATTTTAAATGGTGTCTTAAATACAAATATGATTTTTACATAAATTCCATTAAGGCTATCACTGAGACGCATGGGGCACAACATTACATATATGATAGTGCATTTGGTAAAACTCTGCAAGAGGAATTAGACAACGATGAAAATAAGAAACAACTAGCATTACATAATGGGATAGAAGAAAAGAATTACATAGTTATAAATTGTAGGTTCTCTCAGATGGAATGGATTAGAGATCATGTATTAAGTAGTGAATTAGCTAATTATTATGATTTAAGTAAAATAGATTGGTTAAAATGTGAGGAACATGCAGTTTGTAATTTAATTAGAGTCGCATGTAAATATAAAAAAGATAATACAAGTTTAACATGTAATGATATAGCCCTACTTATGAATATGGGAAGACAAGCGATAAGAAAATATCTGAAGAAAGGAGATTTACTTGGATGGTGTGAATATAATATTGAGAAAGAGATATTAGAAGGTAAGAAGAGGACGAGATCAAATAATGTTAGAGACCGTGAAAAACCAATTGAGATATTCAAAGATGGTGAATCACTTGGAGTTTTTTCAAGCTGTGCTGAATTAACAAGACAATCACTTGAAAAATTTGGAATACAGTTTCAAGCATCACTTATATCAAAGGTTTGTATTGGTGAGAGACATCATCATCACAACTTTACATTTTGTTATATAGAAGATAAGAATAATATAAAACCACAATTATGTTTACCCTTACCAAAAATATTACCAATCCCAATAACTCCAATTATCTCCGATGAATTAGCAATTACGTCAATCTCCACACTCGCATCATAATACATAATTACATAATCATTTTAAAATTTAACCACATAGAACATAAAATAATAAAAAATTAAATATATTTACACAAACCATTGATTTCCATTACATATTGTGTTATTCTAAATATAACATAATTTACATAAGCATATTAACATAATAATACAAATATAAATCGTAACAAATTTTAATTACTCATACTAAATAAAATAATATAATAAAAAGGGAGATAATAATTATGCAAACAAAATTAAATACTAAATCAACAATCACAGAAACTGGTGCAAATAAAAATATTGAAGGAATCGAATATCTCAAAAGTTTTGAAGGCTCGTTAATCGAAGTAGATTTTATAAAACTAGGGTTAGGCTTACATCCTCGACCTACAGAGTTTGTGGAATCGTTGACTGTAATACTCAGCAATACATATTTAACGTTAGATTCAAACTCAGAAAGTATTAAACCTATTAGAATATTAAGAGAATCTATTTTCGATATTGAAGAGGAGTATGACAATAAACTTTTAATTTATACTTGTGACGGAGATTATATCATTAATAAATTATAATCATATAAAATATAATAATACATAAAAAGGAGATTAAATAAATGTGTAAAATGTGTGAAGAATATAGAAAAGTAATGGGAGATACTAAATTGGTATGTCTAGGTGGATATGGAACTAAAATAGACCACCTAATAGGCATTATGATGTCAAGTAGAAAAGACTTACCTAAATATCTTGATGATTTTATAGCAGAAGGTCATGATATGACATACGAACAATTCAAAGGTTGTGACGATTGTTTTATAAAATTCACAGATGTAATAGTATTTGAGGTTTTATTAAGCAGACTCAAACAAGATAAAATAAGAACTAAATCTCATATGGTTTGTAGAAAATAATAATAATATAAAAGGCGAATGAGTTAATATGGAATTAACAATAGGATATTTAGAGGATCAATTAAGAAAGTTTCCCAAGAATACTGCAATTTCAACTACATGTGGATGTTGCAATCATGGAGCAATAGGAGGTTCAACAATATTATCTATTACAGATAAAACTAATCAGACTTATGGATATATAGAATTAAATTTAAACGATTCTTCTCAATCAGATGTTAAGTTATCTTACAATAAAGAAGAA